CCGGTGCAGAGAACGACGGATGCCTTCACGCAGCAAGTGGAGATCGATGGCGATGTGTTCGATCTGACGTTCCTGTGGAATGCGCGCGACCATCACTGGTCAATCAGCATTGGCAGTGAGGGATCAACGCTGATCAGCGGAATCAAGATGATCATCTCGGACGACCTGCTTTCCTACGCGCGGCGCATCGATGGGCTTCCGCCAGGACGGTTGATGGTGGTTGATCTGGACGATCTGGATAGAGATCCAGACGAGACATTGTTCGGCGATCGCGTGGTGCTCATGTATGACGACGCCCCGGTTTAATCGCTCTGTCCGGGTTGAATTCACCGGCGCCAACATCAACCCGATCACGAATCTGCGCGTCGCGTTCGAGGTTGATAAGAACGACGGCCAGCAATTCAATCACGCGCTGCTCACCATCTGGAATCTGAATGCCACCTCGCGAGCCCAGATCGCGCGACCGATGCCGCTCGATATCGATCTGCGCTTCGAGATGGTGACGCCGATCGTCAGTGTCCGGCTGTTCGCCGGATACGGTGAAAAAACTTCATTCCTGTATGGCGGTGATATTCTCTGGGCGCACAATTCACAGGAAGGTCCGGACTGGCTCACGCGGATCGAGCTGTACACAGGACTTGCCGCTGCCACGTCGGCCGCCGCGCAAGTGAGCTTCGCCAAGCAGACGCAGGCGCGCTCTGTTCTGGAATCCATACTAAAACCGCTTGAGCTTTCTCTGCGCTACACGCCGGAGGCCGAGGACGTTCTGATCGGCAAGATCGTCGAGGACTACACCGCGAGCGGTCTGGCCTATCGGGAAGCCGATGAATTCCTGCGCCGCTATGATCTGGCGTTCACGATCGAGGAGGACGGGCAAGGGCTTGTCTATCGTCCGACCAGGCCGAGGGAGCCAGATCGCGCGCGCGAAGAGGGAAACACATTCTCGGCAGATAATGGTCTGGTCGATACGCCAAGCGTGACGCGATCCGGTGTTGAGATTCGCAGCCTGCTTCGGCCTGAGATGCGGATCTTCGATAAATTCTTCGTGCGATCGCCGACCGTTCAGGGAACACTGCGGAACGTGGACTATGCCGCCGAGTATTACGCGATCCATCTGCGCCATGTTGGCGACACGCACGGCGACGACTGGCACACCGAGATCGAGGGTGCCTATACCAAACTCGGCGAGGTCGGCATGCCATGAGTGGCCGCGTCAAACTTCCGCTTGTGATGCGCGATGTATTTCGCGAGATGGCCGGCGATCTGCGCGTGTGTCTGCCGGGCGAGGTGCAGGAGTATGACCCGGACACTATGCTCGCTTCGGTGCAGCCGTTGCTACGTCGGCGCTTCTATGCGGCGGCTGGACCTGTTCTTCTGCCGATCATCAACAACGTGCCGGTGATGCACCCACGCAGCGGAACCGCGTTAATCCGCATGCCCATCGCGCGCGGCGATATCGTGACGCTGGTATTCTCGGACCGATCGATCGAGCAATGGATACAGGGAAGTGGCGAGGCGAAATATCCGGATGACCCGCGCCTACATCACCTGTCCGATGCATATGCGATTCCTGGCGGATACCCGCGAGGCCGGCGGAAGACGGCCGCCAATCCGGACGCGCTCGAGGTGGTGCTCGAACCCGGGACGAAGCTCACGATCGGGAATGGTACGGATGAACTGCTCGCCATTGCGCACGCATCGTTTACCGCGCTGCAATCGGTCTGTGATCGCCTGAGCGATACGCTGGCCGGGATCAAGCTGATCACGGTGACTTGTGCAGCCGCCGGATCGCCGAGTTCAGTCCCGATCAATGTGGCAACTTTCACAGCGCTTGAGTCACAGGTAGACTCTCTGTCGAGTGATGTCGGCGCAGAGCTGCAGAAGCTGGAGAACCTGAAGGTATGATCGATATCCGATTCGATGATGATCTCGTCATTCAGAACGGCGACCTGGCGTCCGTGGACGAGCCAGATGCATCGGGCCAGCGGATCGAGGATCGGCTGCTCACGTTTCGCGGTGAGTGGTTTCTCGATTTGAATTATGGCACTCCGTATTACGACAACATTCTCGTCAAGGCACCGCGCATCGATGTGATTTCCGCTATCATCAAGGCGGAGATTCTGAAAAGTGCTGATGGGGAATTCACTGAATTTGAAGCGGCGATCGACTCGCGCACGCGGAGGCTGACCGTTGAGGCGACGATCAAGACCATAGAAGGCACAACGGGTGTTAGCATAACGATATGAGCTTCGGAATCACGGCAAACGGTTTTGAAATAAAACGGCTCGAAGATTGCCGGGCCGAACTCGATGCGGCATATCGGACTGCCTTCGGGCAGGGCATCAAGACGACACCCGATACCGTTTTCGGAAAGATCATCGCCATCCATGCGGATCGTGAGGCGCAAATATGGGAGCTGGCCGAGGCCATCTATAACAGCCAATATCCGAACTCTGCATCCGGGATCTCGCTCGCCAATATCGGACAACTGACGAACATCGCACCAAACCCGGCGACGCATTCATCCGTGACGGCATATTTGGCCGGCACGAATGGTGTGATCATTCCGGCCGGTACACGCGTCGCGGTCATCGACTCGGGCGATCAGTTTGTTTTCACGTCCTCCGCTGTTCTGGCAGGAACGCAGAAGGCGATATCCAGCATCACACGTGTCGGAGCCGTTGCCACAGCGAACTCGGTTGCACATGGACTGCTCGCGAATTCGTGGACATTCATCAGTGGGGCAAATCTGGATGCCTATAACGGGCTCGTTCAAATTGCGACCGTCCCGACCGCGGACAGCTTCACCTACGCCGTATCAGGAACACCGGCCAACCCGACCGGGACTATCGTCGCAGACCCGGCAACCGCTGCTGTGTTGCAGGCTGTCGATACCGGACCGATCCAAGCGTTGTCCGGTTCACTGACCGAGATCGTCAATCCAGTGATCGGCTGGACCCGCGTCGAGAATGCGGCCGATGCAACACTCGGGCTTATTGCCGAGACTGATGCCGCGTTTCGTATCAGGCGCCTTGATTCGATCGCCGGGCTCGGTGCTGCGCGCCATGCGGCGATCCGATCGTCGCTGCTGTCTTTGTCTGGCGTGACGAATGCCGCCGTGTTTGTGAATGATCTGGATACCACGGACGGAGATGGAAGACCTCCGCATTCGATCGAGTGCCTTGTTGTCGGTGGAACCGATCAAGTAATCCGCGACAAGATATGGGAAAAAAAGGCGGCCGGCATTCAGACACATGGCACAGTAACCGGCACAGTGGTCGATACGCAGGGCATCACACAAACGGTGAAGTTCTCGCGCGCGACAGATGTGAATATTTATCTGATCTTGGATATCGTCACGAATGCGGATTTCCCGGTCGGTGGATCTGCTCTGGTTCAATCCGAGATATTGGCGTTCGGTGTCGGATTGGATGTCGGAGAGGATGTCATCGTGCATCCGTCGCTTGAATCCGTGATCGCCAACGTGCCAGGCATTACCGACGTGGTCGTCAAGATCGGGACAGCACCGGCGCCGACGCTCGACAACAATATCGTGATCACACCTGTCCAGATCGCGCGCTTCGATTCGTCACGCATCACGATCAACGTGACCTGACATGAGTCACAACTGGATCGATATCGACCACATCGAGGCCATGCGCGGGAGGCTACCGCACCACATGGCCGTTGCGGAAAACTTCGATGCATTGATGGCTGCCTCTGCCGCAGGATTCCAGCAATTAGAAACCGCTCTGCTTGATCTGCAACTACTGAGAACCATCGACACGGCAACCGGCGTGCAGCTCGATGGCATCGGGGAGATTATCGATCTGCCGAGGATCGTCGGACAGACCGATGATTCCTATCGGTTCTCGCTTAAAACGGCGATGATCATACTCACAAAAAGTGGTGAGCCTGAGTCCATCATCGAGGCATATCTCAATGTCACCGGGTCTGTCGTTGTTGAATACACGGAGATATATCCGGCGACCTTCCAGATTGCGGCACTTCCGACAGTAGACATCACAGACCCGGATGTCGCGGCATTCATCAACGAGACGATGGCGTCAGTAAAACCGGCCGGCGTGCGCATGCTGCTCACGACTTTGGAAGGGTTCACACTGTCTCAGGCAAGCGAAGCGAACGCAGAAGGAAACGGGCCATCAAGTGAAACACTCGGATTCGGTGACGCCAATACCAACACCGGCGACACGCTGCTCAGAACGGCAACCGGAAATCATCACGTCCGCCAGGTCGTGACGACCACGTCGCACGCCAACAAACTGCATACGTTCTATGTAAACCTGAAGGCCGGGACGCTGACCGGAGACGTGCGGCTCAGAATACAGGATGGCGCCGGTACTGAAATCGCGGCGCAATCGTTCACACCGACGGCGAGCTGGCAGAGATTCCAGATCGCAGGAACATTCGGCGCGTCGCCGGCCGCGAACATTCAGGTATTCATCGATCCCGTGAATGACACCGGGTCGGCTGGCGATTCGCTGCAAATGTGGGGCGCGATGCTGTACGAGACAACGAACACGGATCTCAATATGCTGATATCCGGGTCTGAGTTCGATAACGCAGCTTGGCTCAAGACAAACGCAACGGTAACTGCAAACGCTGTCGCCGACCCGTACAATGGGGCCGGCGGTGGACTGGCGAGGGTAATCTGAAATGGCAACAAAACCTGATCTCCTGAAGTGGGTCGCAAACGACGATGCCTTGAAGATCATCGATCCAGGGGAATCAAAAAAAGCGAACGGCTTCCTGTATCTGGAAAAGCCGACATTCCAGTACATCAATTATCTGTTCAATCGCCTGTCAAAATGGCTGCGCGGATTACAGGGATCATATTTCGATGTCATTGTCGGAAGCACGTCTCAGGTCACGGCCTATGTCGCGACACATACCATAAACCAGCTCACAGATGGAATTGTAGCAGCCGGTTCGCGCGTACTGTTCCTTGAAGGGACACACACGCTCACGGCAAACCTGACGCTCACGAATGCGAACGTCTGTTTTGAAATGGAGAATGCTGGATCGATCATCGATCTGGCGAGCACCTACAAGCTGTCATTCACCGGTGCGCGCTGCCAAGCAAAATTGAAATTCGCGAATGTCACTGCTGCCGCTGATGCCGTGACAATCAGCGGTGTGTCGTCATCTGCGACACTTTTCGATATTGCCGTGACAGCTGTTGTGATTGCGGCGACGGCGGTCATCCAATGTATAGGAACCACTTCTGCCTTGAGCGTGAACAGCTCCGTGTATGGAGTCGAGAAGGGGTCGGATGTTGCATCCGCAGCTACTTTGCAGATCGGAAAGGCCGGTAGATTTTTTCATGTTACTGGAACGACGGGAGTGACCGGTATCTCTGCCAGGCCGGCAGGCGAGACAGTAACATTCCTATTCGAGTCCGCTCTGACGATCACAAACAATGGAACATCGATGATGCTTGCGGGTGGGATCGATCTTGTCGTCGAGCCAAATAGTACGGTCACATTCATATCGGAAGGTTCCAGCAACTGGCGCAGCGGTGGGAATACAGCTGGAATCAAGGCAAATAATAAAGATCACGGCTCCAAGTCTGCTGCCTATACGCTGTACATGGATGAAGCAGACATGCATGTGATTTCTTTCACAGCAGCCGCCACATTGACGATTGCCAGTCGGCGCACGAATGATCGCGCTCTGGTAGTTGTAAAGAATGGAGGAAATATAATCACATTAGCTGGCATCGATAACGATCCACCGACATTGACCAATGCGGCGACTAGACAAGATTTCATCGCTTTGACAAAGAGCTTCGGAAAAATCACCGCTGTTTCGGCAGCGCTCAACCGACTGACATCCTAATGGATACCGGATTTCTAGCGTTCGCGTCATTCGCCAATGATGCTTCCTATGGATCAACGGCGTGGATAAATACAGCGAATGCCCAAACAAACAACGGGTCCTATTCGGATAATAATGGCAGTGGTACAACATACTATTTGCGTGGAACAGGACTAGTGGGAGTTCCTCCATATTGCTCATCCGGACTCATTACAGGAGTTGAAATTCGGTATGAAGGTGTTGGAGCAGTTTCAGAAAATAGTGTCAGAGCTGTTATAGGTGGTAGCGTGATCGGCAACAATAAATCGCAAGGTACAAGCTGGGCTGTACCACTCGATACTTTTTTCAATCGCGGCGGTGCAGGTGATCTATGGGGAATTGATGATCATTCACTTCATGGTTGGAGATTTACATCATCAGACTCTGGGGTCGGTGTAGCAGCAAGCGGCGGTGGAAGTTATCTCGCACAAATTGATGTCATTGAAATGAAATTATATTATGAACCATCACTATTTTATATGTTTTGATTTATCATGAAAGGAGACGAACATGTCAGGTATAACTAAACAGAAAAGAAAAGTGGCACTGATCAACATCGCTGATTACCCGCGCGATCTGTTCAATGCCTATTGGGAAATCTCCGTCGATGGCGATGACGATGACGGTTATCACTGGCGCGCGAAGCTGATCAGCTACAAGCCGATTGCTTGGGACTTCGAGGGAAACCGTACCGACGAACGCCCGGACGTTCCCGAGCCGAGATACCCGGAGGCTCCGCAGATCAGGCAGGCCGAATATGTCCGCATGTCCGCCGAGCAACAGGCCAACGTGCGCACGATCCAAGATGCCTACCGCAAGCGCTGCGCGGAGATTTACGAGGAGCACCCGAAGCCGGTCACGCTGATCGACGAGGCGGTCGGGTTCGCGGAGGCACGGGACGACGCGGATACCGCTGCCCAGACTTGGGTGCTTTCCAAGATCGAGGACCGGAGGATTCCGTCATGACCATCGCGATCAATTCAAACATTCGCAGCAACCGCATGAACGCGGTACGCGATGCCATCGACGCCGGGGCCGGGGCCGGTCTCACCCGCATCTATGACGGCGCCAGGCCGGCGACCTGCGGCACGGCAACCACGCTGCTCGCCGAACTGACACACAGCGATCCATGTGCTGGCGCCGCGGCTTCCGGTGTGCTGACCATGAGCGCCATCACCGCGGACGCAGCCGCCAACGCTACCGGCACGGCGACCTGGTTCCGGACCGTGGACTCAACCGGAACCTGCGTGATCGACGGCAACGTCGGAACCTCTGGCTCTGATCTGAACATGAACAGCGTCGCCATATCGATCGGCCAGAACGTCGCCATTTCCAGCTACGTGCTCACAGACGGGAACGCCTGACCGCTATGCTGCTCCTCACCAGCGTCAACGATCTAATCACCATCGTCACGTCGGCGGCTGGTAGCATCCACGTGCACAGCTCGTGGGTGGACAACGCATCTGGGGTAATCACCCC